CTTGTCAGTGAGAGTGTGGGCAATATTTATTTTATATCAAGAGATGGCAATTCCTGGATGGAATTACACAATGATGGATTTGTTGACATTTATGGCAATCTTGACATCAGTATAAGAAGTGAAGCCAGCGTTAATATTAGAGCTGACCTTGATGTCAATATTGAGGCAGGAAACTCAGTGAATATCAAAGCCAATGGAGAAGGTGGAATCAAATTGCAGGCAGACATTGCAAATATTGATTTGAGTTCAGCAAACTATTATTGTACAGTTAGTGAGGATTTGAACCTGTTAGCAAAAAATGTGTTTGTTGAAAGTGAAGAAGAATCCCACTTCAAGAATAGGGAGTTTTTGGTCAAAGCAGAAACAAACATCAATATGAGAGGTGACAACCAGTTGAGATTTGCCAGTGATGCTAATATTTCTTTTACAACTGGTCAAAACATCAACTTTGATGGAACAAGGGTAGATTCAAACACAGGTTCCGGAGACTTGCCTTCTGATGCAGATGCTGCAAATCCAGCTACCAAGATAAAATCCAAGGTGTTTCTTGACATTGATTTTGATCAAATAGGAGGAGCAACGGAAGAAAATTTGGAATCTTGTGTCAGTCGTTTACCTCGTCATGAGCCATGGCCAGATCATGCTGTCAGTCCAGGAAGTGAGAGGATAAGCCCAAATCCTGAAGAAACAGGAGAAGAACCTCCCATAAATGCTAGTGTGGGAAGCGTAGCAGAAAAAGCTGCAAGACCACTGCCAGTAGTGGGTTCTCCCAAAAAAGGAATGTCACCTGGTATATATGAGCCAGTCTCATATGAAGGAGACCAGCCTGTTTATCGTAATACTGGTAATCAAGGTGATTTGATCCCAGCCAAGGACAGGGTAATCAGTCCTCAGGGAATTGAATTCATTAAAAAAGAGGAAGGATTCGCACCAAGAAAATATCCAGATGGTGGGAAGAATCGGTTTTCTATTGGATATGGGCATCAGATAACAGGCAGAGAACCTTTTGACCCAGAGAAAGGATGGACCAAGCAACAGGCTACACAAGTATTAACACAGGATTTGGAAAAATTTCAAGCTGCGGTTCGAAAAGCAGTTACTGCCAAGGTAACTCAAAACCAATTTGATGCGTTAACCAGTTTCGCCTTTAATGTGGGAATTGGAGCTTTGCAAAAATCAACTCTAGTCAAAAAACTCAATGAAGGCAATTATCAAGAGGTTCCTAATGAATTTATGAAATGGGTGTTTTCTGAAGGCAAAAGAAACCAAGGCTTGATCAAACGTAGAAGAAAAGAAGCTCTGTTGTTCACAACACCATAAATACAGCTCGCTAAATAGTTAGATGTCCGATAATAACAGATTGATACCAAATATCTTTATTGGTTTTGCCAGTCAGAATCCCAATGGGCAAGCCTATGACCAAGAATTAGTTGTCATAGATTTACTCAATGAAATCAAAACACGTCAAGGACAACGTGTCATGAATCCACAGTTTGGGTCAATAATATGGGACTTGCTGTTTGAACCCAAAAGCGATTTTCAAAGAGCAGAAATAGAAAGAGATTTGGTGAGAATCATAGCAAATGAACCGAGAGTTGAGTTGTTGCAAATCGAACTCTTTGAAGAAGAGCATGGATATATTGGACAATGCACGCTTAGGTTCATTGAACTTGACCAAGTAGCCACACTAACCATTCAATTCAACCAGCAACTTGCTGAAAATAACCGATCCAATTAAGGTAGCAAAATGAGTTATCAACAACTTAGACAATCTGAATTATTTGCTGGAGAAAATTGGCGTGTCATATACCGAGCTTTTACGCAAGTTTCGTTTCAGAATTATGATTTCGACACCATTCGTCAGGCCATGGTCGAATACATTCAAAGAAACTATCCCGAAGATTTTAATGATTGGATTGACACTTCAGAGTTTGTATTCATCATAGACTTGCTGGCCTATCTGGGACAGAGTTTGAGTTTTCGTGTTGATTTGAATTCTCGAGAGAATTTTTTAGATACGGCTGAGAGGAGAGAAAGCATTCTAAAACTGGCCAAAATGCTGGGATACACTCCAAGAAGAAATTTACCAGCCAGAGGTCTTTTGAAATTATCCAGTGTTAGAACCAATGAAGATGTCAGAGACAGCGACAATAACAGTTTGAGCAACATTCGTGTTGATTGGAATTCAACCACTGACGAAGATTGGTTTGAGAAACTCATAACAATTCTAAACTCGGCATTTACTCCATCAAATCCATTTGGGATCCCAATAAAAAACCAAACTGTTGCTAATATACCAACTCAAATATACTCAATTGAAAGTGTTCCGTTAAGGACGGTAGCAGACTCTTTTACTAGAACTATTAACGGAACCGGCGTTCGTTTTGAAATTGTCAATCCCGAAATCAATCAACTTGGTTTCTTTGAAGAATTGCATCCAGATCCATTATCAGCCAAAAGATTGATTTACCGAAATGATGGAGCCGGTAATTCAAGTCCAAATACTGGATTTTTTGTATATTTCAAACAAGGAAATCTGCAATTTCGTGATTTTGACCTGCAAATCCCTGAAGAAAATCGTGTTCTTGACATCAACGTTAATGGTATTAATGAATTGGATGTGTGGGTGCAGGAGGTCAATGAAAGTGGTCTTGTGGTCAATCGTTGGACCAAAGTTCCCACGGTAGAGAACATTGCTTTCAACAGTGTTGATCGTCAAGAAAGAAGAATATTCCAAGTCATTACTAGAGACAATGATCAAATATCAGTAAGATTCGGTGACGGAAGATTTGGATTGAGTCCAACAGGCATTCATCGTGTATGGTATCGCACTTCAAATGGTCTCCAGTATCAGATTCAGCGCAGAGAGATGCAGAATATAGAAATAGATATTCCCTACAGCAAGACTTCAGTGACTGGAAGAGTGCAAGAATTTACACTCACTTTGACTTTTGGACTACAATACAATCTCACTGGCAGAGATGTTGGAGGGTCAGTGCCACGTGAAAATGACCAATCAATCAAACAGAGAGCACCTCAAGTATTTTATACTCAAAATAGAATGGTCAATGGTGAGGATTACAACATCTTCCCATTGCAGTTTGGGAATTCTATTAGAAAAGTCAAAGCCATCAATCGGGTGTATTCGGGGCAAAGCCAATTCATTGACATCAATGATCCCACTGGAAATTTTCAAAACACCAATCTCTTTGCTGATGATGGAATCATATACAGGGAATTTTTCCAGAGAAATGATTTTGAGAGTTTGCCTACGATTAGAACTGCAAGAAGTATCATTGAAAGCAAAATACAAACCATGGTTAGACAGATTGATTTCAGAGACTTCTTTTTGAGTAGTTTTCCTAGAATTGCAATCAATAATAATCCACACCCCGTCATTTGGTACTCTGCCAGTTCAAGTAATTTTTCTTCAACAGGAGAGTTTAGAAGCGACAACACCAACACGATGATATTTGAACCAAGACCAATCGGTCCTGGAGCAAGCAACAACTATATTTTTCTCAGAGAAGGGGCTTTGGTAAAATTTGTAAATCCATTGGATACCAGCGAGTTCAAATGGGTCAAGATACAACAAGTCATCGGCAATGGAATTGATGTCAACATCAATATCACAGGTGTTGGTCCAGTCACTTTGTCCGAACCAGTGGCAACTGGATGGATTCCAGAAACAGTAATTTCTGCATTTAGAACAACCTTCATCGAAACTGAACTTTCTGAGATTGAAGATCAAATCAATAGCGAGTTCACATTTGCTATCAGATATGATCAAGCAGATGCTCTTTGGAGAGTGGTTACTGCCAACAACATCAGTCAAGCACCTTTTAGTTTGGCCAATTCAGGCGATCAATCTGGAAATAATCTGGATGCCAGTTGGCTAGTGTTGGTGGAGTATCTTCCTGGTCAGGGTTTCTGGAGATTCACTTCGAGGAACCTCAGATACATCTTTGAGAGTGAAAGAGAAGCAAGATTCTTTTTTATCAACGATTTCAAAGTTGTAGACTCATCAAGGAATCAACCTCTCAGAGATTTCATCAAAATTCTAAAGTTCAACACTCAGCCGCTGCCATCCAATCAGCCACTGGGTGAAGAAATTTTGTGGAACTTGGTGGATAACATCACTTATCCCGACGGATTCATTGAACCAAGGCGAGTTCAAGTGTCATTTACTGACAGAGATTTGGATGGTGTTCCTGATGACCCTGACATTTTTGACAGATTAATTGCCCCAGCTAATAATCCAACTCTAAAAAGAGTTTTCCAAAAAACTGTATTAGAGAATGGATACCAAACCAATGTGCCCATTACAGGCATTATTGTTTTTGAGAATTTTTCTCAAATTACAAACACATCATTGACAGTTGATCAAATAGGTTATGTGATCAATGAGGACAAATTTTATCAAAGACAGCCAGATGACTCCCTATTAAATGTCAGTAATGATTATCAAGCGTTTGTTGGTAGAAATTCGCTGAATTTCCAATGGAAACATTATGCTCCAACTGACCAGAGAATTGATCCAGCCATTACCAATATTATTGATGTGTATGTATTAACAGAGTCTTATTTTACCGCGGTGCAGGATTGGACAAATTCAACTAACCGACCATCCTTTCCCAAGCCACCAACGAATGATGATCTTAGAATACAATTCTCTGAACTTGAAAAATTCAAAATGGTCAGTGATGAAATTGTATGGAAACCAGCAGAATTCAAATTACTCTTTGGAGATTTTGCAGAAGAAACACTCAAAGCCAAATTCAAGATAGTCAAAGTTCCTGGAACAACTCTAACAGATAATGAAATCAAACAACGAGTTGTTGCAGCTATAAATGAATTTTTTGATGTTGATAACTGGTTGTTTGGTGAAAGTTTTTATTTTACTGAACTGAGTGCATATATTCACCAACAGTTGGCTACAATCGTTGGTTCTGTTGTAATTGTTCCTGATCAAGCATCCAGCAAATTTGGAACCCTATTTGAAGTTAGGAGCGAACCAAATCAATTGTTTTTGAGTACTGCTGGAGTAAATAATATTGAAATTGTTGATAACTTCAATCAGCAAAATCTTCGGATTGGTAGATAGATATGAGACTTGATGACCTTTATTCAAAAATACTAATGGAAGCACCTCTTGCTGATTATGAAACTCGCGGTGATTTTAATAAACCTGGACCATTCAGAGGACCTGATAAAAAGTTAGTCATACATCCAAAAAATATTGAGAAGACAAGAAAGTTTTTTCAGAAGAGTGATATTGATTTTCGGTTATTCTTTATTCAAGAATCAGGAATTGACAAATACTCAGAACATGGACAAGCTGATGAAAAAACCTTAAGAACCATGTTTTCGGATCAGCTGGTTGATTCAATACTTGACAATCATGAAAATGCTATAACCATAGTTTATGTTGGAAACAAAGGAGACCAAAAAGTTCCAATGACACCATGGATTATGGCTCATCGTTTTGGTCATGCCATAATAAAATCAACAAATGTTTCTTCAGGATATGCCTGGACAGAGATGACCAAATTTTTTGTGAGAGAGATTGAAAATATCCTTCAAGAATGTTACGGATTTGAACATTATATAACTGTTAGCTCCCTGGGAGGGAAACATCGGTTACTTTTCAGATCCCTGTTCAATCAACTTGGAACTCAACGAAGCAGTCGACAGGGTAACATTGATAGACCTTACGAGTTCTTCTATGAAATGCTTGCTCAATTTATTGGCACAGGCAAAGTCACTTTTAATGCGTTCCCCAAAGAAATATCCTGGGGAAATGTTTATGGAAAACCCACACAACGATTGATTGCTAGAAAATGCAGCGATGAAGATTTAGCATATTATGCTCAGAGATTATCAAATGATGTCAGTATCATGATCGATGATGTTTTGAGTGCTAGTGTGGGATACATCTTTGTGATGTGAACTAACACAGCACAACCCATATGGATTCGTTAAGAACCAAAAACTTTCTCTATTCTGTTTGGATCCAACAGCTTTCAGTTCACATTCAAATGTCTTGTTGGACGTTGTTCATATTTTGTACTTAGACTGGCACGATGATGAGTTTTCAATATTGTAGTATTGTTGGATTCGTCCACGTGATTGTATGTGGCAGCCATTAATAGTTCTGGATGTTCAGAACATTCCAATACATTGTCCCAACAGACTAATGCTTGAGGTTCAAGATCATAGTTCATTCTTTTGACTTTTTCTATCACACATTCTTCAGTTGACTCATCAATGAATGATAATTTGATCTCAATATATTTTGTCATTGCTCATAACCTTAATTAATTTAACTTATTGAAAATAACACGCTTAATAAAAAGAATCAAGAAGAAATTTGCTAAAATCAAAGAAAAATCTTAATATAAATACTAGGTGCACAATAACAAAAGCAAAGATATTTCATGAATCAAGAAAATCCTTTTCTACCAAAACCAGAAAAAATAGGAAATCATGTTATTAGAAGAAGAGCTTTTGATCTTCTGCCAGATGGACCAGCGTTTGTTAGTGAAAGCGACAATCTTAGAAAGTTCTTTGATGCAACTGTTGACCAATGGTTTCAACCTGCACAAGCCAAAAATGCAGGAGGGTTCATAGGCAGAAAAGGAGGACAATATTACCGTCCTCTCACTCAGGCATATTTGGACGAACCATCCAGAATCAGAAACCAATATCAACTGGAACCTTCTGCAACCAGTATCAGCAATCTAGGAGACACTCAGTTTGTTTTTTCATATCCAGATTTAGTCAATCAATTGGCATATGAAGGAGCAATAACTGACAACCACTCTAGACTTTTTGCTCAACACTATCTCAGTTGGGCTCCGCCAATTAATATTGACATGCTCATCAACTTTTCCAACTATTATTGGTTGATAACTGGTCCAACCACTCATACCATAACTGAACCAACAAACGCACTGTTGGATATCATTGGAAAGAAAACTCATTCAATAGGTTCTTTGGTTCTTGAAAGTGGAATGAGAATCATATTCACAAATGATGAGAATTTTGAATTCAATAATACCAGTTGGATTGTTGAAGGTGTGGGGCAAAGCATTCAGTTGATTGATGACAGCGAGTATGATGGTTTTGGATTATACGACACGCTACCATACGACGTCAGCCCATATGATTCAGTTGAAGTAAATGTTTTTCCCGACTACTTGACCATATCAAGAGCCAGTTTGGATAGAAATCCTTGGGCTAGAACCAACCGTTGGTTCCACAAAGAACTCATACGCGAACTAAACCTAGAAAATTTCTCAGCATTCCAAGCTAGAAGACCCATAATTGAATTTCTGCCCAATATACAGTTGTTCAATTATGGCAGAATTGCCCGTCAGGATGTTGATTTCGTTATTGAAGACGTGGGAATTTTGGATGTAGCTGGTCAGCCATCCTGGACGGCAAATGGAGAACCATTATTTGATGGAGCTAGAGTTTTATTCACCAATGACCCTGATCCTTTAAAGAACAATCGAGTTTATAGAGTGGAGGGAATCAATAACTTGGGACAAATTGGATTTAATATTGACACTGACGGTCAAGATGTCAACGGAGCTCCATTGGAAGGTGAAAAAATTCGTCTACTTCAAGGAACAGTCAGGAACAAAGAATTGCAATTTCTCAATGGCAAATGGACGTCTTGCCAAGAAAAAATCAACTTGAATCAATATCCCTTATATGAATTATATGATACTGATTCAAACAAATTGAGCAATCAATCAATATATCCTGGTAGTGTTTTCCAAGGAAGCCGACTGTTTGCATTTGCAGAAAATGGTCAAAAATTGGATCCTTTCCTGCAATTGCCTGTGTCTTTTTCAACATTTGGTGACATAGAGTTTGACAATGTATTACAAACTGAAAAGTTCTCATATGATTTGAATTTTGAACAATCTGTCATTCCAGGATATTATTACTATAAAGTGTTTTCCAGTCTCAATCAGGATGAAGATGAATGTTTTAATGATTGGAGACCCAGCAAAAACAAAAGTCGACAGCGAGTTATTGATGAATGGGTAATACGACAACGAATCACTGACGATGGGCTAGTTGAGTTTCAAAGAACCTTTGAACTGAGCATTGAACCATTGCCCAATTCTCAGAACTTGATTAATAGACAGATATTATTAAATGGTAGAAAACTGCAAGAAAACATTGATTACAACATTGCCCAAAACGTTCTAGAACTCAGTTTGACTCTGGAACTCAATGATGGGGATGTCCTAGAAGCACGTAGTTGGAATTCAACTATGAACATTCAAGATAAAATGGGATATTTTGAGATACCAACAAACTTGCAATCAAATCCCAACAATGAACAAGTGACATCAATCAAATACAATGAGCTGATTCAGCATTTTGTATCAATAATAGAAAATCAAGATGATTTCCAAGGACGTCCACAAGGACCAAACAACTTTAGGAATACGCCCAGAGATTTATCAGTTGGCAACAGGATTCTCAATCATTCAGCACCCATGCTGAGAACCATGCTGTTGCTCGGAGATAGAGATTTAAATCTGCCAACTGCAATTAGATATGCTCAACGTGAATACAATCGTTTCAAGAACAAGTTTTTCAATTCAATAGCAGCACTGCAAACGTCCAGCCAACTGACACCTTCCAGCCCAACGTCTGAATGGATTTCTGCCATACTGAATCAAATAAATGCTGGAAAGAATGACACTTTTCCATTTGCTAATTCTGCTACTGCAAGTTTCATGCCCAGCTCACCTGCTAGTTTGGGGCTGAGTCAATCTTGGAAACCAGAAATTTTCATCGATGACACTCGTTCACAACCAACTGTAGTGATTAGAGCACATGATGGCAGCTTGATTGATGCCACTGGTACATTTGTTGATCAAATTTACCTTGATTTTGAAACAATGATATTTGATAACCTGCTGGAAAAATATCGCAATTGTGATTATGTGCCAAGGCTAAATTATCTTGAAAGAAAACCCGGATACTTTAGACAAACAGCATACACTCTTGATGAGTGGAAAACCCTGTCATTGCCAAATTTTGACCGTTGGGTCATAACCAATCGGATTGACTTCCAAGAGAACATCAGCTATAATAGTTCGGATCCATTTTCCTGGAACTACAGCACTTGCCAAGGGCCTGATGGAAATTTGCTACCAGGCCATTGGAGAGGCATATATGAACTATTTTTTGACACTCACAGACCCCATACACACCCATGGGAAATGTTGGGTTTCGCCATTAAGCCAGAATGGTGGGACATTGAATATGGCTTAGCCCCATACACTGGTAGCAATCTTCTAATGTGGCAGGATTTGGAGAATGGAGTCGTCAGACAAGGCACCAGACAGGGAACGCATGCCCATCTAAAAAGACCGGGACTATCAAATTATATTCCAGTCAACAGTCAAGGTGATCTACTAGACCCAGTTCAAGCGGGTATTGCTGCTCAATACCCCAGTCAATTTCATGCTAGGCAGCCTTGGAAGTTTGGAGATGTTGGGCCCGCTGAATACACTTGGAAAACTGGGTTTGGTTGGTCATTTGATCAACAGTTGGAATTACTCAATGCACACCCAAATGAGTATGTTGAATTTGGTTGGGATACTCAACATGTTGAACAGAGACAAGCACAAATAATTGATTCTAGAACATTAAATAGACCTTCAATTGTTCAATCTTTGGTTCACAATGAAAGAGATGGCAATTCAAATGTAATCACTGTCTATGGTATCAGTCAATGGGTAAGTGACCGATTAACCAGCTTGGGACAGGATGTAACTGCTAATTTTGGTACACTGGTTCGTGATTTGTCAGTTAACCTAACTTACAAGGTTGGCGGCTATACCAAAAAGAATAATATGAGAATTCTCAATGATTCGTTTGGTTTGATTCCATCTGAAAACTACAAAGTCAGTCTTTATAAGAGCAGCAGTATCAAACAACTGAGCTATAGTGCAGTTATCATCGAAAGAACTCCAACTGGGTTTTCAATCTCAGGGTATGACAATCTTGACCAATGGTTTGAATATCTTCCACCAGTTACATCAGGACAGACGATTCGTTTCCAATTTGAAGAAACCACAGTGTTCAGATACAAGCAAAGGCAAAAAAACTCAGTCAAACTCAAATATGGGGAGCAACTCAACACTGTTCAAGAAGTATTTGACTTTTTGGCAGGATATCAAGCATTCCTGAGATCTCAGAGCTGGGAATTTGATAGATTTGATGAAGCTGCGCAAAGGTTCATCGATTTTGAATATTTGAGTGAACAGTTTGTAGTTTGGGCAAAGTCTTCACCTCAACCCGGTCAAACATTGGTCGTTAGCCCATTGAGTGTTCAAGCCAAAGTCAAAGTTCCTCAAGGACAAGTTGATGATGTGCAATCATTTGTTCGTGGGTCATATAGTATATTGGACAGAGATGGTTTTGGAATCACCAAAGATTCATTTGCAGTAAGCCGGTTTGAAAATGAGTTTGTTATAACGTCAACTAATGATGAATCCAGTGGTATATATTTTCTGAGACTGAGTCTAGTAGAGTTTGAGCACATCGTGCTATTAGACAATGTGACCAAGTTTGACGATTTGATTTATAATCCATTGTTGGGACTGAGACAGCCTAGGCTTAGAATCTTCATAGAAAAAACAACTGAATGGACTGGCAGAGGAGAAGCATTTGGATTTGTCATACAGGATGATGGAATTGTTGATAATTTTGAGAAATCAGTTAGTGACATCAAGAATTATTTTTCTTTTGATAAACTCAATCAAAATAGTACAGCCAACCAGTTGGCCAAAGGATTAATTGGTTTTAGACCAAGAGATTATTTGAGTAGTTTGTTGCTTGATCAACAAATAGAATTTGAGTTTTACAAAGGATATATTAGACAAAAGGGAACTCAGCAACCAATCAATAACATCTTACGCTCTGAGTTTATAACAGAAACCGCAGATTTTGGTATCAATGAAGAGTGGGCATTCAAAATTGGTGAGTTTGGAAACACTGAGAAAAAAAGTTCCATTCAGTTACAACTGAGACTCAACGATTTTAGAACCAACCCTCAGATGTTTGTATTTGACAATGACAATGTGGACAACCCTGAGAACGCTGTTATTGAAATAGGTCCTGAAGATGTTAGATGGGTTCTCAAAAGAAATAAGAATTTGTCTTCAAATCAATTTTTATTGAGAAATTTCCAAAAGACAACCTCTGCAAGGAGAGATTTACCAAATGCAGGTTTTATAAGAACTGACGAAGCTGATTATTCATTCATTCTTCCTGAAGAACTTGAAAATTTGTATTTGGATCAAGGAACCAATTTTAATGATGGGGTAATTTTTTGGCAGCCTATTAGAAATGACGGAAGCTGGGATGTTTTCAGGTTAAACTTGCAATCCAAAGTTTCTCAAATCATACAGGGCCCAACACCAGGAAGTCCTGCCATCATTGAACTTGAATCAAACCATGAAATTGAGCCAGGTGATAAAGTTTTTATCAAAGGTAGTACACAAACCAGCCCTGATTTTGAAGGCTATTGGACAGTCATCGATGTCCCCCAACCCAATCAGTTCACAGTGGAGTTTCCGGTAGAAACGGTATTTGACTTTGCTCCAGGAGAGGGCCCAGACACACTAGTTCTAAAAACAATCAGATTTGCCAATGTTTCTCAAAGAGATTCATATGCACCTATCAATGGATGGAGTTTGGGAGATTTGGTTTATGTTGATTCAGCAACATCATCAAGATGGGAAGTTTTTGAATGGAATGGCATTTCTTGGGATTCGCTTAGACAAGAGAATGACAAAGTCAAAACAGATGAAGTCTTCAATCAGATAATTTTTGATAGTTTTTCTAATCGAAATTTAGTGCAACCTCAGTTGTTTGATCCCTTCAAGGGATTTATACCTTCTAAAGCAGCAACATTCATAGACTATATGATTGACTATGACCCAGCCAAATACAACTCAGGTGATGCTGAAACCTTTGATATTGACCCTGAACAAGCCTGGGGACCATCTCATGTTGGAGAACTTTGGTTTGATTTGTCTACAGTTCGTTGGGTTGATTATGAACAGGGTAGTTTGGATTATCGTTTATCAAACTGGGGTCGTATTGCTCCTGGAACCAGGGTTGATGTTTACGAATGGACCAAAAGTCCTGTTCCTCCTGAGCAATGGGAAACCTACAAAGCTTCTTTTGTTTCCCAATCAGCAGATTTTGTGCCAAGCGGCAAATTAAAGCTGGGCAATGAACAGCCTTATGTTGTGAGAATGGAACTATTGCCCACTGAGAACAGGAAAGTGCCAGTGTATTACTTCTGGGTGCATAATCCAGATTTTGTTCCACAGCAAACTAGGAATCCAAGAGATCTAAGCGCAAGAGCAGTTGCACAATTGATAGAAAATCCAACAGCTCAGCAAGTCACTTGGTTTGCTCCCATTTCAACAGATGCTTTTATTCTAGCCAACTCAGAAACATTTCTCAATGATACTTCCACAGTCATGCTGATTAACTTTGTTGAGAAACCAGATGAAACAACCATACACAAACAATGGTTGTTGGCTAGAGAGAACGACCAAGCTGTTGAACCATATGCGAGACTGTGGCAGAAAATGAAGGACAGTTTGTTTGGTTTTGATAGAACTGGTCTCTCAGTGCCAGATGAAAATTTATTTGAGTCTGAAAAATATGGGAATTCTTACAGACCTAGACAATCTTGGTTCAACAATCGAAGAAAAGCTAGACTGGATTTTGTTCTCAAAGCCAACAAAATTTTTATAGATAAAAATATCACTGGAGGAATTATTGGATGGGACACACATCTCTTTGCATCAGAACCAATTCCAGACTCAACCAATTGGGATCAAACAGTATTTTCCATTAATGATAGAAATCTGCTCAATAATCTAATACCAATTGGGACACGAGTATTGGTTCAAAGTGATCAAACTCAAAATGGCAAATGGTCCATATACACTTATCAAGGACTTGGTGATTGGAATTTGGAAAGAGTGCAGTTATTTAGAACCAACGACTATTGGGTGTTGGTTGACTGGTTCAGTCCAAATTTGTCATCAAATGTCATTTTGAAGGCAACTGTTGCTGATATGGTTGAACGCAATCAACAAACTCAACAATTTGAAAAAGGTGATATAGTTAGAGTCAATGATGATGGCACAGGAGTTTGGGCTTGGTTCCAACTGGATATTCAAAACAACAACCCAGCCTGGGTACTAGTTGCCCGTCAAAATGGCACTATTCAACTATTAGAATCCATTGCTGATTATGATATAACAAATGGTTCTCTGGATGTACCTGCAACGTTGGCTTTTGCCAATGTGCTTTTGGCTATTGAGAACCACCTGTGCTCAATTTTGGAGAAGAATCAGCTGTTCTTTGCCATGGTTCACATCGTTCACAACCAATTCCCAGTGATTGATTGGGCTTTCAAAACCAGTTACATATTTGGAGTTGGCAATGTTGACGTATTGGATCAAGATTTTATCTTTATTGCAAATCAGTCCGACAAGCTGTTGGATTACATCAATGAAGTCAAACCCTATCATGTGAAAGTTAGAGGGTTGCTTGAAAGAAAACAAGTACCCGCAGAAAACATCCTATTGGACATTGATGATTCCCATAGGATTGTCGCTAAGATTAAATTTGATAGAGTATCATGCGATTCAACAATACCAGAAGGAGCCAATCCCAAAGATTACGATGTAGCCTCACTGAGTGCCAGTGACAGGGTTCAACTATTTTATCAGCCAACTGAAGGAATGCCTGCCAAGGTCCTAGGACAGTTGATAAGCAGATGTGAGTATGCAGGAACAGTCCTTGATGGAAAAAGTTTTTATCAGTTTGGAACTCTGTTGGGCGCAGGATATGATTTTAGCGAATATGACATACCACTTGGGTATGATTTTTCCACAAGTGAGATACAAGAGTTTTATGATGTGTTTGTGAATGGCGGCAGTCTTGACGGAGTCACAGTACCAGTCAGTGTGGGAGACTCTGGTATTATCGTTGATGGATACAAGTTTGTTCAACCAGATATACATGCCAATAGACCCGAAGAGCTGGTTCTAACTCGTGCAGGAGACGCAGTTGACATTCAAGTGTATATTCAGCCACCAAGCGGTCCAGTGCCAGTTGGATATGATGTTCTAGCTTATGACACATTTGCATATGATGTTGATGAAGCAGACGCTGGGATGCCATTCAGCGGTGGACCAAGAATTAGAATGAAACGTCTCAGAGGAACGTCCACTGGAACAACTGGTCCTTTCTCTATAGGACAATTGCCGTTAAACGAACAAAGTGTGTTTGTGTATGTCAATGAAAATCTTCTTGACGAAACAGATTTTACCATTGATTGGTCAACTGCAAATCCCACAATCACCCTCAATTCACCAGTTTTCTTGACTGACACAGTTAAAATTCAGTCTTTTGGTAATGACCGATTCCCTGACAGAAGAATTTTTGAAACCAATACCAGTCAAACAGTTTGGGATCTCAAACAAACAATTACCAACAATGACAGAGTCTATGTGAGTGTTGATGGAGAGATAGCTGACTTTACTACTAGTGGAACAGAAATTACTATCACTAATCCTGTTCCAAACAATAGTTCAGTATTGGTGTTATTCTTTGAACAGGGCAACTTCTCAATAACAAGAACTCAAGAAGAAATTGCTTCACAAAATGGAACAGAAACCTTCACTATTGAGGTTCCAGCTCAATCTTCTGTTCCTTCATATTTGACTACCATTGTTCATCGAAATTCATTGAGACTGAACCCTCCATTGATGAAGTCATATGTTGGAACTCTACAGGATAGATATTTCAAAACTGGTGCGTCAGTAACAGATTCATCAAAACTGAGAGTTTGGATAGCTGACAAAGAACTTGCACCTGGATTTAATGGTGAATTTGTCATAAACTGGGTAACTCACATTCAAATTGACAATGGCGGGCAAGATTATGCAGTTGGCGAAACTGTTGACATCATTGGAGTGGGCAGTGATGCACAAGCACACATCGCAGAAGTTGATTCCAATGGAGCAATCCTGAGGATTTTGGTCACACAGTCTGGACATGGATATGACATTACTCCCACAACTGCTATCAATACACTGAATGGCACTGGAGCAGTTCTTTCAGTTCAGATAGCTGACCAGGAAATTCAACTGTTGGGAAATAGCATATCCAGTGAACCTGACCAAATTCTCATTGTCAATGAATCACATGGAGATTATCTAATAGATAGAAATGACCCAACTCAGCTACTCATTCATACAGTGTCAGTTGGGGACAGCATCAAAATTACTACTTTTACAGAAGATGGTCGTTTGGGAATGCAAACTGAAAGTTTCATAGGAAATGCTCAAGGATTTTATCCACTGGGATTAGTCCCATATGACGCTAGTCATGTTTGGGTTTCTGTAAATGGTCAGAGAAAAACGCACATCAAGGATTATGTGTTGAAAAACCAAGATGAAGGTTTTGACAGTGAGTTTCAAGGTTATGGGATGACTTTTGACGCCACTGATTCATACGGTGTCAGCTTCAAAGAGTTTGCACAAGATTCCAATGACATAATAACAGTCACGTATTTTACGAATCGACCAGAGAGCAGACCAGCAGCATTTAGAATGTTCAAGAATATTTTTGGTGATTTTGAATTTTTAAGGATTGCTGATCAAGAATCAACGGTTTTGGCTCAACCACTGTTGCCAACTGACAATCAACTAGTAGTTGAAGATGCTACTGTGTTGGGAATTCCCAATATTGCTGCACACATACCAGGAGTAGTCTTTATTAGAGGAGAACGAATCATATTCTGGGAAGTTGACACTAGTGTTACAGGTCAGCATGTGTTAAAAAGAGTGTTGAGGGGAACTGGAGGTACTGGTATCAATCTTGCTCTATCCGCAGGAGAGGTTGTTCGTGATGCGAGTGTAAATCAAAGAATACCAGGCGGATATGTGTGGCAATATGCGCCAGAAGGATTTTTGGAGTTAAAGAATACGTTGACAAATTTCCTAACAGACAAACCTGGAAGAATTGACTTTGGTTATTTGGAATAAACTACTACAACGCAAGCGATGCAACCTCCTGGGACGAAGACTCAACAGTCTTCATAACTCCAAAGTCGTTGATTTCCGAAGTTAACTAAAGTATTTGTTTTCGTCTGTTATCTTATACAAAAGTTTTTCTTGACTAGCAATGAACAAAATGCTAACTTCAAGGAAATTTGAGGTCATCAACAAAACACACTCATGTTATATTGCAATTGATGACATCACACAGTACATAAGTCGAGTCATGCAAATAATAAATATTATTATTAAAATCATACAAAAGAGACAACAACAATGAAATTTAGACAGATCATCAACGAGTTGAACGTCATCGACCAAGAGCCCGTTGACACATATCTCAAAGAATTCAAATCTCGTACACCAGCGATTGCCAACTGGTTGAAAACCAAAGCTAAATCATACATCTTGAATTCAGAACGAGATATGACATCAATTGATCCTGACTCAATTGA